TAAGTCTATGGACGCCTTACTAAAATTCCTAAGCTCTAGCTTTAGCTTGTCATAGGCTTTAGCTGTTACCTTCACATCCTGAATACAGTACTTAACCATCTCAGGTGTCAGGCAAGACCAATCACTGTAGTCACCTTTAGGGAAGTTAAGTATCTCACCCCAATTGGACAGCCTATGGCCTCCTTCACGGCTAGGGTTAGCCAACCTAGACATAACCAAGGTGTCCTCAATCCTAGATTTGTCCACATGGATATTCCATAGCTTCCACAGTACAGGCATATCAAAGCCAATTAGGTTATGACCTACTACCTTGAACTTACCTGCTAATGCTTGTGTAAGGCTCTCAGGGGTGTAGTGTTCCTGTACTACTCCATCCTGCATGGTCACTGCTACCCAGATTGTGTCAGGGTCTAAGCCATTGGTTTCTATGTCTAAGAACATTGGTTTACTAGAATCCATTCTCAGCCTCCTTAGGTTTACTAACCTCAGTCATCCTAGAAGTAAACCTATCGTACTTCAGATAGCAGCATTCACCAGTTACACCGGAGTACCTATTCTTCAATACTCTAAGTGTAGTGGTGTTGCGTCTGTCCTCATTGGGTTCCTGTTGGTTACGTTCCAAGCCAATTACCATATCGGATAACTGAGCTATGGACTGTGAACCTCTAAGGTGATTCAAGCTAATCTGTCCACCGTCCTCATGTGCTTTACCGTCCGCACGTTTAAGGTGTGAGACTAAGAATAAACCAATGCCTAACTCCTGAACCAGTGATCTAAGGTTAGTCATAATCAGGTCAATTGCTTTACGTTCATCATTACCTTCTTGACCTGAAACCACTATGCTCAAGTGATCCAAGACTATCCACTTACAGTCCAAAGCCTTAGCCATGTACCGTATCCTGTTCAGTAGATTGTCACCACTTGTGCTACCCCAATGGTCAAACATAAAGTACCTACCAGTGCCTAGGGTTTCCTCCCAGATTGGCCTTAGCAGTTCCTTGTCTAAGTCTTCCTCAAGGTGTAGTGGACAATCAGCCCTAATGGACATGATGCCTAGTGCTGTACGGGTTACTGCTTCCTCTAAGGCTAAGATACCAATGTTGTCCTCAGTAGCATTGAGTAAGTAGTGCTCCAGTTCCCTGACTATCTGAGACTTACCCATGCCTGAACCACTGGTAATGGTTACAAGCTCATAGGGTCTAAAGCCTTTGGTAAAGGTTGTAAGTCCCTGCCAAGGGTAGGGTATAGACTTAACCTTTACACTGTTCACCAGTTCATCCCATGTATCAGCACCGGATACAATGCCATCAGGTTGATAGGTCTTAGCTGACCACCATGCACTGACAAAAGCTTGCACCTTGCCTGCCTGGAGCATCTCACCAGCGTCCTTAGCTGGCAGTTTGCATATCTTTAGCTTACTAGGTGAAAACAGGTCTTTAACGGCCTCTACAGCGTCCTGACCTGCTTGGTCTTGGTCAAAGCATAGGACTACTGAATCATAGCCTTCTAAGAATTCAAGGTTGTCCTTGATGTCTCTAACAGCACTGCCAGCACCTGACTTAAGTGATACACAGTCCCACTTGAGATCAAACATTTCACTGATTGCCAAGCAGTCTAGTTCACCTTCAGTTATGGTTATGTACTTGCCTTTACCTCTACAAGTTTGCTGACCAAACAACTGCGCGTCCTTCATGCTACCAGTGCCAAAGAATTGCTTGCCGTCTACTACTCTAACCTTTGTTGCTACCATCTCACTACTGGCATTGTAATAGGGGTAGCTGTGTTTTTTTATTGTTCCATCTGCATTTTGTTCAACTGTTACATTAAACTTCCTTGCAGTTTCTTGGCTAATGCGCCTGTCCTGAATAGGACTAATGGTGCCTGTCATTTGTTCCAATGGCCTCCTTAATTGGGTGGGTGCGCTATATTGCGCTACATTGCCATTACTGTGTTCATGATGATTGCAGTTTGCACCGAAGCAATGCGCTGACCCAGAAGCATATCGGGCCAACGAATCACTTGAGCCACACTTAGGGCATGGCTCATGCCTTACAAAAGGATCATCACCAAACTGGTTAGAATCCTTCTTCAAAGGCACCTTCTCCACTTGATTCACCTAATTCCAAGATACGCATCTTAGAGATGTAGGTAGGAACACCACCAGTAGGGTGTGGTGGCTTCTCAGGCCACTGTATACGCACTACAGTTCCTCTAGGCAGTTCTCTACCTTCAAAGTCAAAGGGAGCACCTTCAGCGTCTACAATATCAGAAGGCTTTAGGGCGTACTTGGTTTTGAATTGTCGCTGGGGGATAGCTGGTGTGTCTTCATCCTTCTGGTAGTCTCTGAGTTTTACCCCACGACTAGAAAGTAATGTAGCTTCTTCAGGTTCCAACTGAAGTGTTACATTAAATTCATCCTTACCAAAGGCTGTATCCTTGTTTACCATATTGCTGAATGCAATCTTTCCAGTGCTTAACGGCATAGTTTTTACCTCATGTTGTCGTTAGTTATCTATAGTTAAACCAATGTTCTAATCTATTATGTAAGTAATAAAGTAAACATTGGAATAACTAAGGATTATACACAAGTTAGTGTTACTGGTTATTACAAAACTGTAAAGAATTGTAACAGTTTGTATCAGTTCCTAGTTTGCACCTCCATTCTTTCAATTAGTTCGTCTACGTCCTGCTCATTTTCAAGGATGTTAGGGTATTTTGCTGCTTTTGATGCTAGGGCGCACAAGTCGCATAATTCATGCTCTTTGCTGTCCTCCAAGATCACATCACAAGCCTTGCACATTGCCATTAGTGTACCTCACCAAATAATTGCTTGTACAAGGCCTCTAAATCGCCCGTAGAGCGGTTTTCAAGCTCATCCGATAGGTAGGCACTAGCTACCACTAATAACTCTGAAATAGCCATTATAGTCATTCGGTATTCCACCAGCTCTGTGACCATAGAATCTCTACGGGCTTGCTCTGGATCTTCCGATTCATTATCGTCTGTAACGTCTACGTCATAAAATGATGTACTCATTTGCTATTCTCCATTCGTTTAATACAGCATTTGCTACAGTACAGCTTCTCAACCATTAAAAACATGCTGTAGTATGCAAAAGGCTTAAAGCAGCCTTCGCATTGTCGGTAGCCACTAGGGACTGTTTTTTTTGCTTGGCTATTCATTCGCTAATGTCCATTACTAACTCTACATCAAATTCTAAGCCTTTAATTGCTGCGCGTACTTGCTCCAAAGCATCGTCATTGTCCACTGCATCACAGTAGAATCTAACCTCAATCAAATGCTCTCTAGCTTTAGCGTCATGTTCCCAAGGGTTATCTATTACTTCATCATTACGGTCTAGCATTGTGCCTCCAATGGCGCTGCCTAGTGTGTTGAATAAATCCATTTCTTTATGCTCCTATATGTTTACGCTGTCAATTCTAGCAGTAGTAACAGTACAAAACTAGACCAAACTACTGCTATTCCAAAGTAGCACCAGCAAGCTAGACTTTTGCCAATGCTTTTCCTTGGTGTAACCCTAGGCTTGTTTTTCCATTCATGCGCGTAGTCTGTTCTCATAGTCTTATTGCCTCTTTTGATGTGAAGCCATAGGCGCGAAGGCCAGACCAAAGTGCTGCTATAGCTTCAGTTTTTCTATTTGCATCAGTATATCTTTTGTTGTTTATTCGCTTTTCAACACTTGACAGCATAAGTGTGGACTTTTTACCTTTCACATCTAAAAGAATACGCCAAAGGTCGCAGCCTTCAAATAGTTCGGCTATTGCGCTGTCTCCGGTTTCTGTAGTTGCTTTGTAGCTTAGTTGCTTGAATTGCATTTGAGAACATCCTTATTGGTTAGTTATGTGGTTTGAGTACTGTACAGCCATAGCTTGCGCCACGCCTGAATACGTCTTACTCCGAATTTTCCAACGGTCTACACTAGGAGGTAAGTAGTGGAGGCGCATTTGTTCCCGTCTAGGTAATGAATCGTAAACTTCCTTGACGTTGTTGGTATCCTCCAGCTTAGGCAAACCATGAAGCCACAAGCCTGTTTTCTTACTTTCAGGATGTCCAAACATCCAAGGCTGAACGTATTGCGTAGGCTTGAAAGGTAGCACGCCAACGGGGTTCTCCATAC